GTTCAGAAAGGAGGAGCCGGATGTCAAGACCCTCGAAGCCGACCGAACTGCTTCTCCTGGAAGGGAAAAGCCATCGGACGAAGGCGGAGCTGGAGTACCGGGAGCAGGGCGAGCGGGCGCTGCAGGTGGAGAGGGAACTGCAGGAGTCCCCGCAGGTCAAGGCGGACAAGGTTGCGCATGCGGAGTTCCTGCGGCTGAAGCGGCTGTACTCGACCATCGAGATTGTGAGCGCGCTGGACCAGCAGGCAATCAACCGATACTGCCTGGAGCTGTCCAATGTCGCGCGGCTGCAGGACGCGCTGAGCCAGATGAGCGGGGACCTGGCCGCCGCTGACGATGCGGAGGCGCGCGAACGGCTCTACGGCCAGATGAACCGCACAAGCGCGGCGATCCACAAGGGTGTGGAGCTGCTGCTGAAGTATGAGGACAGGCTGTTCCTGAACCCGGCGGCCCGGATCAGGGCGGTGCCCAAGACTCCGCCGAAGGAGGAAAAGCCCGCCGGCATCGCGGCGTTCATGGCCAAGCGGGCGGAGGGGTGAGATGCGTGCCGCATAGCCAGAACAAGGCGCAGGAGGTCATCGAGTTCATCGAACTGATGCACCTGACGGATGATTTCTATGGGCAGCCGTTCATTCTGCGGCCCTGGCAGAAGGAGGTCATCCAGGCGGTATACGGCACCCTTGATGCGCATGGGCTGCGGCAGTACCGGAGCGCCTACCTCGAAATCCCCAAGAAGAACGGCAAAACGACGCTAATCGCCGCATTGGGGTTGTATCACCTGATCTGTGATCCTCCGGGCGGGCAGATTTACTGCTGTGCGGCAGAGAAGGAACAGGCGGCCATCTCCTACCGGGCGGCCAAGGCGATGATCGAGCAGGACCCAGGGCTGGAGGAGATGCTCAAGGTCGTGGACAGCAAGAAGGAAATCCACAACCGCCTGACGGGCTCCTTCCTGAAGGTGCTGTCCGCCGAGGCCTACTCCAAGCACGGCCTGAACCCGTCCATTGTCATCTTTGACGAGCTGCACGCGCAGCCAAACCGCGACCTGTGGGACGTCATGTCGTTTGGGGCGAGCTCCACGCGCAGGCAGCCCCTGCTGTGGGTTATCACCACGGCCGGGGATGACCCGGACCGGCACAGCATCTGCTGGGAGCGGCATGAGCTGGCACTCAAGGTCATCGAGGACCCGGCGCTGGACCCGACGCTCTACGCCCGGGTCTACGGCGCGCCGGAGGATGCCGATATCTACGACGAAAAGGTCTGGCAGGCCTGCAATCCCTCGCTGGGCGTGACGATCCAGATCGAGACGGTGCGCAGCGAGGCCTTGGCGGCACGCAACAGCGAGTCTGCGGAGCGGCTTTTCCGCTGGCTGAGGCTCAACCAATGGGTGGCGCTGAAGCGGACCGGCTGGCTGCCGTTGTCGCTGTGGGACGCCGCGCAGCGGGGCTGGAGCGCAGGCGAACTGGCCGGCGAGCGCTGCTATATCGGGCTGGACCTGTCCAGCACCACGGACATCACCGCGGCCAGCTGCCTGTTCCCGCCATCCGACGCGCACGACGACTGGCGACAACTGCCCATGCAGTGGATTCCGGAGGCCAATATCAGGGAGCGGGAGGTGCGGGACCATGTGCCCTATGCGCAGTGGGTGCGGGACGGTCACCTGCAGGCGACACCCGGCGATGTGGTGGACTATGGCCTGGTGGCCCGGGAGCTGGAAGCGCTGTGCGAGCGCTATGAGGTGGTTCATTTTTTCTGCGACCCCTGGCGACTTGAGTACTTAAAGCAACTGCTTCCGGCCGATATTCAGGCCAAATTCGTCGAAATTCCGCAGACAATGGCCGGAATGTCGTGCGGAATGGGCGAAATCGAGCGGATGATGCGAACTGGGGAGCTGACGCACAACGGGGACCCGGTGGCGCGGTGGTCGTTCGGAAATGTGCGCGTGGCCACGGACGGAAACGGCAACGTCAAGCCGCTGAAGAACAAGTCCATCGAGCGCATCGACCCGACGGTCGCGCTCATCAACGCGATGGCGGGCGCCATCCGCATGGAGCCGAAGCGGTCGGTATACGAGCAGCGCGGGATGCGCGTCATCTAATAACAAAGAGGTGAGCGGATTGAGATTTAAGCTATTCGGGCGAGTGCTGGAGATAAAGGCGCTCACCTCCCTGCCCGGCCTGGGGAGCGACGACGGCTGGGCCGGTTATTTGGCGGGGCGGGGCTACTCAGTGAGCGCGGAGAACGCGCTGCAGATCAGCGCGGTGTTCCGCTGTGTGGACATCATCAGCAAGACCATCGCGACCCTGCCGCTGCACCTGTTCAAGAACACGGAACGCGGCAAGGAGAAGGCGAGCCAGCACCGCCTGTACCGCCTGGTGTACGCGCTGCCAAATCCGCAGACGACGGCCTATGAGTTCTGGCAGATGTTCGTGGCCAACCTGCTGCTGACCCGCGGCGCCTACGCCAAGATCGAGCGGGAGCCTTCCGGCCGGATCGTGGCGCTGTGGAACATCCCGACGAGCAAGGTCAGCGACGTGAAGGTGAACTCGGTCAGCGGCGAGCGCTACATCGACGTGGACGTCGGCGGCGGAGTGTCAGAGCGACTGCGCGAGGGCGAGTTCCTGTATGCTGGCGGGTTTTTATTCGGCGACCGGCACAACGCGGCCGACCCAATCCGGATTGCGTCGGAAGTGCTGGGGCTGACCGGGACGATTGCGAGCTACGCCCAGCAGGCCGTCAACAACGTGAACCCAGGCGGCTTCATCGAGGTTCCGGGCGGGATGAGCGACAGGGCCTATGCGCGGTTCAAGGCGGACTTCGAGGCCAACTACCGGGGCGCGCAGAACGCGGGTCGGTTCCTCTTCCTGGAAGAGGGCAGCAAGGCCGCGATGTTCGAGCGCGACATGGAAAAGATGCAGGTGCTCGAGACCCGCAAGTGGCTGGTGACGGAAATCTGCCGGATTTTTGGCGTGCCGGCGCACCTGGCGATGGACATGGAGCACGCGACCTTCAGCAACATCGAGCAGCAGAGCCTGGAGTACGTGAGGGATTGCATCAACCCGATGAGCGTGCGGCTGGAGCAGGCGATGTACCGCGACCTGCTGACGGAGAGCGAGCGCGGCACCTACTTCTTCAAGTTCAATACGAATGCCTTATTGCGCGGCGATACGCAGACCCGAGCCAACTTCTACAACACGATGCGGCAGACCGGAATCATGTCGGCCAATGACGTGCGGAGGCTGGAGGACATGGACGAGCTGCCGGACGAGGCTGGCGGAAACGACCTGCACGTGAATGGGAATATGATCACGCTGGCCAACGCGCGGCAGAACATCCCCAGAGGCGCACAGGCGAAAGGAACGGTGACATGAAAACATTCTGGGATTTTAGGGCGGCTGCGCCCAAAAAGGCAGAGCTGTACCTGTACGGCGAAATCAGCGACTCATCCTGGTTTGGCGACGAGGTCACCCCGGCGCAGTTCCAGAAGGATTTGGCCGCGCTGGGCGACATTGACAATTTGGATATTTTCATCAACAGCCCCGGGGGTGACGTTTTTGCCGGCATCACCATCTACAACATGCTGAAGCGGCACAAGGCGGCCAAGACAGTCCACGTGGACGGCCTTGCGGCTTCTTCCGCCAGCATTGTGGCGATGGCGGGCGACCGCGTGGTCATGCCCAAAGCCGCGACGATGATGATCCACAACGCCTGGGCGCTGGTTGGCGGTTACAAGGCCCGGTTACGCGCGATCGCGGACGAACTGGAGCGCGTCGACGGGCAGCTGGCCGGCATCTATGCGGAGCGCACCGGCAAAAGCCCGGAGGTCGTGGCGCAGTGGATGGACGAGGAGCGCTGGATGTCAGGCGAGGAAGCGCTGGCGGACGGCTTCGCGGACGAAATCGAGGAAGGCAAAGCCATCGCGGCCTGCGCCGACCTGGACAAGTACCTCGCGCAGTACCAGCACCCGCCCAAGGGCCTGGCGCCGCCTGAAGAAGAACAGGAACACGAACCCGAAGCCGCCGAAGAAGGCGGTTTTCCTTTGCCTGACAACGGGGCGGAGAACCCGCAGCCCGTAGCAGATACAACCACTGAAGCACCCGCGGAACCCCTGGCCGAGCAGCGGAAGCGGCTGAATACCCTGAGAAAGAAAATTGTGGAGGTTTAACCAAATGGCAAAAATGTTTGATCTGATGCAGAACAGGGCTACCCTGACCGAATCCATCCGCGCACTGATGGACAAGGTGGGCGACGCGGAAATGGGCGGCGAGGACAAGGCTTTGCTGGCCAAAATGGAAGCTGACTTTGACGCGGTCAACGCCAAGATCATGGCCGAGCAGAAGCAACTGGACCGCGAGCGCATGATGGGCGAAGCGGCCGAGAAGGCCCCCGCCGCGCGGAAGACCGCCGTGCGCGAGATGTTCGCCAAGGCGCTGTCCGGAGACCCGCAGCACATGACCGCGTACAAG